TGCCTCACAATNTGAACCATTGGCCGTAATTCACTGGTGACGATACCGCCCGTTGCGCTGGGGGCTGATATGGTGGAGCGCCAGGACGGAATATGCCTCCGTTCAGGCCAACGCTGCCCGCGGGCACGTACATCTGTAGTATTCTGTCCGCGTATCGCGGATTGGCCTGAATCTGTCTCAGCAGCAGACTGCCATAGGGTCCGGCGTTATTGAAATCCACGTAGAACCCCATCTGGCTATTTGGTACCTTGTAGATATTGTTATTCAGCCACGGCATACCTACTCCCGCAGAATCTGCTCGATGTCTTCCGGTCGGCGACTGCTGGCATCTGCCATATCACGCTCGCAATTGCAGCTGTACATCTGCCGCACTGGTATCCAGTGCAGGCAATTGGCGCAATGCTCGTCGCTCACTGGCGACGGAAACACGCCGCGCACGCATTCCGTGTCCCTGCGGTAGTGACATCGCGGTTGTTTCACTGGTCCGTTCATGTGAATACATCCGTCGGTTCACGCATTGTATAGTCTTCGCCGCGGTACGGCGAAAGACGCATTTGCAGACGGCTGGCCAGCGTTGTTATGTGCAGTTTCAGCTTGCCGCCGTCTGTGCCATCAACCCAGACATACAGCGCCGTCCCGTTGTATGAATATGAGCCGCCGGTCACGTTCCACGTGCCGGTCCAGTCCGGTCCCAGAACGAAGTTGCTGGAATGGAACGCCTGGTGCCATGCCGTAAGGCTTGCGCTGCTGGACCACGGAGCCAGCAGTGCCGCCTCGGGGCTGCCCCAGAACACCTGTGCGTGTATGTAGCAGCGCCGGCCTCGGAAATCATCCTCCGAGAGCGCCAGGTCCTTACCATTCAATGCGCCGGGGCTGGCGGGATTGAGGTCCAGCCACTTATTCCACATGCGCACAATGCCCCAGTCGTTGGGTCCGGCCATCTGCCGCCAGATGCGGCGGAAGTTAGAGCGTATCTCTTCCGCCATATCGGCCACGAACGGGTCATTGCCGCGATATCGTGGCGCGTTGGGGTCTGGCAGCGGCAATCGTGCGCATGGGGTACAGGTCATCGTCTGCGTCCTCCGGCCAGCGTTTCACACCATGCTTCTTCGAAGCTCCAGTAGCCGCCGCTGGTCTGGTCGTTGCCGATGCGCAACATGACCTGCGGTCCATACAATCGTACACCTGCGCGTTTCTGCGGCCCATCGGTTGACCACATTCCCGACGTCATTTCGCGCGGGTTTTCCAGCGCCCGATATTCCGTATCGCCGGTCTGTATCTGCCACTGGGCGTTCCATTCCTGCTCGCTCATGTCGGGAGGGCGTTCTCCGAGGGTAGCCCACAGGCCATTGAGTTTGACGTTCTGTTTTCCGTCCAGCGGTGCGTGCGGTCCCATCCAGCACCACGCATGGAACGGCGTATCGCCATCATCGTACACGGTTGCGGGGTCGAACCAGCGCAAGTGTCCATCATTGCCGCCGATGATGATGGTGCCGTCGTGTTCATCGACGGTCATGGCCAGCGGTCCCAGCTCTCCTGCCCACTGCTGCGGCCAGAATCCGCCGTTGGAGATATCGTAGAACACGGCCTCTACCGGCGTTTGCGCATCGGTCCATCGCGCGATCCATAGGCCATTACGGCGGCCGTCATACGCGACGAAGACCGTTTCGGCGTCTTCATCGATATCGTTGAAGAACTTTTCGTATCGTCCGCGGGATACGTTTTCAGGCGGACCGCCGTCAGTGCGCCACAATCCATTGCGTCCGGCTATCCACGCTATGCCGCGGCTGTCAACGCAGCAGGCATTTGGTCCGGCGATTCCTACCTGTTCGCCGATTTGAACTATCTGGCCGCCGGCAGCGGGGTCGCCGCGCATGAGGAAGGCGCGCTGATGGTGGAGCAGCAGCAGGTAATCATCGCTGAGCGGCACGATGGCCTTGAGAGGTTCGGATATTCCTCCGGCGACGCGGCTATTGGCGGCATTGCCCGCGACGGCTGCGGCGGCATCGAGAGCACCATAGTTCCAGTCGCCGTAGCAACCGGATCGCGACATATACCAGTTCTGATTCGGTCCAGCCAGCACAAGGCGTTCGCGCCATAGCGTGACCAGCGTTGTATCTTGCGGCGGGTCGTACTTGAAGCCGTACCAGCGTCGCAGGTAGAAGTTCGAACGGCTCGGCAGATGGATGTATGCCGGATATCCCGCCCCATCGACGAAGAACACATATCCGCCTGCTGCCGCCACGGCCTGTACTGGGTTGGCCGGATTGAGGCGCAGATAGACTTTTCCCTGGGTGGCTGGTCCGCTGGGCGTACTGTTGAGCGTCCAGTACACGTAATCGGCATCGCGGCTGGAAATCGTCCATGTGCCGTTATAGTCGGTGGGCACAGCGTCGAAGACCACGCACGTATCGCCGACGGCGAAGGTGCGGTAATAGTCTGCCAGTTTCGCGGTCGTGCCGCTGGCAGTCAATTCTCCCAGACCAAGCGTTCTATCGGCGGCGGTGCCATCGATGTACAGTCGGCCTCCGGCTATGACGCAGTATGCGGTCAGGATGTTGCTGCCGCTGGCGTAGCGGGTGAAGACTATGGACTGAATGCCACCTGCGTAGCTATCGGTGCCCCAGAGGTTCAGGCCAGGGCGGACGGCTCCACGTCGGCGGCCAAGGGCGTCCATCGGCAGCACGTTTTGCGCAGCAGGTGTGACGGATGGGTCACGCTGACTACGGGGCCAGACGTCCACCACTCCCTGATACGGCCACCGGAAAGACAGCGGGTTGCGAATCATGGCTTCAGCCGAAGATATGTTCGAGGTGTGTGCGCAGACCGCCGCCGCTGGTCATGGTGCCGATTATGGAGCCGTGGCGCGCGGTCACGCCGGAGCGGATATTTCTGGCCTCGGGATAATCGGCTTCCTCCAGTGCTACCGGCATGCCAGTGCTGTAGATGGTCAGCACATTCGGCTGCGACGGAGGGTTGTAATGCACGCCCGTGTCGCCTGCGATTTCCGAGTAGCAGATAACTCCGAGGATATGTACGTTGAGGCTCGCCTGTATGTACAGGCTGCCCGCCGTATCCATCCGATAGACGAGTGCTCCTCCCTGCGCTATGTATGCGCTGCCGGTGATGGTCAGACCGCCGTCAGTCTGGTATATCCCCCACGTTCCCACGCCAACGGTAAGGTCCAGGATGATACTGCTGCTGTTGGTGCTGTGGTACTCCAGGAAGCTGGTCATTGCGCCATCATCGATGGTGCCGCTGAGGGTCAAACTGCTCGCCGCTGCTGTACCGAAGATCATGATAACCGGATACATGTCGCTGGAGCCCACGGAGCACGCAATGGTCAGGTTACTGATAGTACCAGCGCCGACGTAGCAGAGATAATTGGTGCGAGTCCCTGAGTCGCCACGCGTGATCTGCCCGCTGACGGTACCGCCCAATTGATAGAGCACCTGATGATTAAGATTCAGGACGGTAGCGTTATTGAAGTTGAGCGTGCCGGAGTTCAGGTCGATACACTGCATACTGCAATTTTGCAGATCCAGCTGTCCGCCGATGCTTGCGGTGCCGCCGTACATTCTCAGAAGCGGTCCTGTACCGCCGCCGTTGATAACAGTCAGATTCCCGCCGCTCATTTCAATAGCAGGTGTGGAGCCGGCGCTATTCGATATCTGGCCGACGGTGAGGCTGCCGCCGGTGATGAGAACACGGGTGCCGGNGNTCGGCGATGTAGTCAGATCGGCGCAGACCACGGTTCCGCTGGCGATGGTCAGCGTGATATTATCGCCGACATCGATGNTGTTGCTGACGGTGAGGGTTGGTCCGTCGATAGTAAGGCTTGCGCCGGCGGTGGAGCTGCTGATGCTGTTGACCGTGACATTGGCGCTATCGAGGGTCACGCTGTATCCGTTCAGGTCCGCGTCGTCTGCTGCGCCGGGGACCGTATCCCAGTTCTCGTCATGCCAGTTGCCGCTAGCGGTACGGTGACACGTCGCCATGCGTTACTCCTGCTGATCGATATNNCTGGCGTANTCGATGANGGTTTCGATTGCCTGACGGACATTGGGCGGCAGNTCCCCCTTGGCGATTCCCGTGCTCTGGTGCACGAGAAGCCTTCCTGTCTGCCGGAAGCCCGTGATATGCAGGCGTTCGATCGCCGCGTCGTAATGGATGGTTCTGACTGTCATAGCAGTTTCCTCAGAATGCTGACGATATTTGGCGCATTAGCCAGCGCCCCCAGGCTGACGATGATTGCGCCATATATGAGCATTGCGCGGCCGACGAACTTTTCCAGCTGCGTCAGGCGTTTGTCGTGAACGCTGCATGGCTGGGTGTCCATTTTGAGTTCCAGCGACATGAGCCTGCCGACAAGCGCATTGTCAGGGTTGCCGTTGCCCATCAGCATATGGCGCATTTCACGCACGTCGCGCGCTATATTTTCGAGTACTGCTCTTGTTTCTGCGTCCACGGAACATCTCCACACACCACAAGACGCACCATTCGATCACGTCTATCACTGCCGACACGCCGACGGTCAGAGCGGCGGCGACGGTTTTCCACAGCCATTTGGCGGCGGTGCCGATTGCCGTGCCCACGGCGGCGACGCCAACGATGCGGGCGATAACGCCGATGACGAGGATTCCGACAAGCAGGCCGACGCTGCCGCGGATGAATCGCCAGACGCGCCACCACCAGTGATTGGCATACCAGTCCTTTTCCGCCCGCAGCTGCTGGACGTGCTGGCGAAGCATATCGAGTGTCGTTTCATGGGCACGGCTGGCTGTGACGAGTTTAGCCAGCAGCTCCTGCACGTATTCCCGCAGCGCCGCCCCCGAGGGCAGGACATGCGGCTTGAGCTGCACCACGCCCGCATGTGCAGCTTCGCATTGTGCAGTAATCGTTGTTCCCTGGACCTGGGCGGTTGCGACATACTGTTCCGGTCTGGCGGCACACGATGCTGCCAGGAGTACTGCTGTCAGGGCCAGTACTTTTACGAACCCCATATTACTGCTCCCTGGACAGTGCCACTAAGGGAGCGGATATGTACTGCGGGCTGCGGTCCATCGGGCAGCTGGAAAATCCGATACGTTCCCTGGAGGACGCGTCGTGAACCGGCGGCAGGCGCGTTGGTCTGTCCGCCATTGAGGGTTTCCACTACCAGCGTCCCGTTATCTGCGTACACCTCCACGAACCTGGCGTCTTCCGGTCCATTAAGCGCCGTTGAGGTTGTGGTGAAGTCGATGAGGTTATTACTATGGCGCGTCCACTTTTTTGCGACCAGTTGTTCCAGGTACCCGTACATGTATCACTCCATGCTGATCTTTTCGGGATACAGGTAATCGTCGGCGCTGGGGCTTACAGCGCCTTCGGCCGGTCCGATGATGGGCTGGACAGCGCCATCTTCGGCGACGAGGGTTGCGACCATCTGATTGAACAGTAACCAGTCCGGTCCCTGCTGTTCGTCTTCTTCCGCGACGGCCAGGGCGCGGCACAGGCGTTTAAGGGCTGGCATGAAGGCTGGGGGGATATCGGGCACGTCGTCATCTTGTGCAAGCGCCCTGGGCATCATCAGGTATTCGATGATGATACTGGTTCCGCTGGCCGGATACGGCCACATTTCCAGTTTCCAGTTGCCTGCGGCGTCGTGGCGGACGGCGTACCAGACGATGTAGGGGTCAGGCGGGAATTCCAGGTTATCGCGTCGTGCGCGGAGGATGGTTTCCAATGCGCACGGGCGGCATCGTGTAGGTGTCTGTTGTCGAACGACCGAAAGGAGACTGGAAAAGTCGTTCGGCAAGGCGAGGGCTAGAGGGGTGCACGTGCCGCCCGTGCTGGTGGCATTGGATTTATCCTGGTAGTACGTGAACGTGCTGCTGTCGGGGCTGGTGGCGACGACGAATCGTCCATTGAAGGACGAATCGTTCACGTCGGCGATTTCGACGTCATCGCCCGCCGAGACTCCGTGGCTGGGGCACGTCACGGTGACTACGGAGCTGGTGCGGCTGACGCTGGTGATGGATTTGGCGCTGGTGCGCAGTATGGCCGTGCGCTTGCGCCATTGCCACGGCCGCATGGCGGCCAGTGCAGCCAGCGCGTCATTGACGATATCCCCGCTGCTGGTGCGGCTGTCTGGCGTGCCGCCGAGGGCATGTTCGACAGCGTTTTTCAGCGCGGCGAAGGAATACTGATGCGCGCTCATAATCCGGTCAGCGTCAGCCGCCGCTATCAGGTTTCAGGCTCCGGTATCACGATACCCTGTTCGCGCCTGTTGGTGCAGACCAGGTTCCACCACGTATCTCTGTACTCCACGTTCGCGTGGGGCTGGGTGAACGTGCCNTCGAACGTCTTGGCGTACAGATACCGTTCGCGGTGGAAGCGAAGCTTGATGTGGTCGAAGTTGATGAAGTAGAAGCAGGGTTTGCCTTCTTCGAACACGCTATCAAGCTTCGATATGTAGTCAATCGGCATGCCGTTGAATGTCAGCACGCCGTTGGTATAGGACAGGTCCACCAGCGGCACTTTTGCATTACCGGCCTTCAGTTCGCGGTTGACCGCAAGGAGCATTTTCATGCCTTCCTTGTTGGTCATGATTCGCATTTTGCGGAGGTCGGTATCTTCCTGTCCGGAAGGGCCGCCATCGGCGGGCGGAGCCTGGAACTGCACGGCCATCCACATCTCATCGAGGGCGGGCGGCAGCGACGCGAGATAGTTGGTGGCGTTGTACGTGATCACCTGGTTCTTCCAGTTGGTGTAGGTGGTCGGGTTAATCTGTTCGACGGTGGTCCAGTCAACGTCTGCGCCGTCGTCGTCTTTTGTGGGAGCGCCGCCGGTTTTCGTGATGAAGGCGCGGATGGAGTACGGGATGCGTTTAGTTTCGGTGCCCGCCACCTTTTCCATTTGGCTGTTGGGTGCTGCCCACAGGCAATCTTCGACGTGATCCCAGAAATCCACCCACATTTTGCGGCGTTTGGCCATTGCCAGGTTGGCGAACTGCACCTGTTCGCCGCGGTTGAGCACGATTTCGTGGTCGTACCATACGGAATAGACCAGAGTGAATGCCCACGGGATATAGGCTTTCGTGAGCGACGTATCGCCGACGGGCGACTGGGTATCGCCAGGGTTATATTCCGCGGCATTCGGCGTGTACGACAACTGCAATGCCGCTTCGAGATGAGTTCCGCCCTGGAAGTAATCCTTCGCTTTTTCCTTAGCGAGGATTATTCTGGACACGTAGGTCCGGTGTTTGGTGAGCTGGGTGAATATTTCATTCGGGCCAGCGAGGGGGAGTCCTCGCGTAGCGATCATGAAATCCGTAAAGGCTTCAAGGGTTCCAGGTTGTGCCATAGTTCACTGCCTTCTGGCCTGTTGCGCCAGAGCAGTGAGCTCTTCCAGGGTAGCGCCCTTGCGCTGGGCCTCTTCTATCTTGCGATAGATGGTTTCGAGGTCTTCGTCTGGGGCTGTTGCCGCCGGACGTCCTGCTGTATCGGGGCCACCGCGAATCGCCCGCTGCTGCGACGCGGCCAGTTTTCGTTGTTCCGCGAGTTTGAGTTCTGCCACGAACGCCGTGCGCGCGGCCTGGGAGATAGCATCGCGGATGGTGTATTCCCAGGGTTCTGCCGGATCGTGATTGGCCTTGAAGAGTCGGCGGGCTTCTTCCAGAAGTTTTTTCTGGTTAGCCTCCTCATCGAGGTTTACGGTATCTCCGAGCAGTTTCCGCGCGTCGTCCAGCCCCTGTTCATAGTGGAGTTTTTCCAGCATTCTCACTGCCGCGTTGTACTGCTGGAGGTTTCCAGTTACGCCCTGGAGTCTGGCGTTTATGGCGGCCTCCAGCGCCGAGGCGAATTCAGGGCTGGAATACTCCTCTATGATTTTCCGGTAATCCCGTTCCTGCTGGGCTGGTGTAGCGGGAGCGGGTGCTGCGGGTGCCAGGGAGCTTTTGAGCTGCTGAAGTTCCTGATACAGCTGGTCCTGGACTTTTCGCTGTTCGCGCAGATGGCTCAGGAATTCTATCCGTTCTTCCTCGCTCATAGCCGCCACGACGGACGGCTTGATGTGGAATCGGGAAAGCAATTCCTGGTCTTTGCGGGACAGCTGGACCTGTGGCGTCTGCTGTGGCGTCTGCTGTAGCGGTTGCTCGACTTTTTCTTCTTTCGCCGGTTTATTGCGTGAGGACCATTTTTCGAAGGCCTCCTGATAGGCCTTTTCCTGCTGGTCCATCGTTACCGGCGTGTCGAGCTGCTCAGCGGGCTTCTGGTCCGCAGCTTCCGATGGCTGCGACTGAGAGGGTGCAGCGGTTTCGGCGCTTACAGCGGCAGGGGTTTCCTGTGCTGGTGCCGATGCTTCCTCACGGTCTTCTGCCATATCTACTCCTTACTATACATTGTATGATACAATCTGTTACGGTCAATGCAAGGGGCAATCGATGTTGAAGGTGACTGCTGACGATTTGTGGTCTGAGATTCATGATGCGGAAACCCTTCGTGATGATTATCTTGTAGCCTGGAAGGCGATACTGGTGCGGTGGTTGGGGCGGACGTATCGGGACAGTTTGAAGGGGCGTCCATCGCCGGAGAACTACATACACGGGTATCTGGCGTTCGTGTTGCCGCAGTTGGTATGGGAGTATCCGATAGTGCAGGTGGAGCCGGAGCGGAGCGCCGCTGACATTGAGCTGGCGCAGATGATGGAGTATGCGATCAACTACTGGATAAAGAAGGTCGATTATCGGACGCACCTGGCGCGTCTGGCGCGGGACATGATATTGGGGTTCGGGGTGTCATTCACGGGTTATTCATTGCGGGAGCATGTTGGTGCGCAGGTGGCGTTGCACAGTCAGGAGGCGATGGGCGCGATTCCTTTTGCACGGCGGATAGAGCCTGGGGATTATCTATGCGATGCGCACGCACGGTGTTATGAGGAGCGGCGTTTCGAGGGGCGGATATTCGAGCGTGACTATGACGATTTGCTGGAGGACGATCGGTACGACACGGACGTATTGCGGAAGCTGGCGCCGAACACGCGGCAGCGGGAGCGTTCCGACGATCTTGGTGACAACAAGAAGGCGCGTAGCGAGCGGCGGACGTTGACGCTGTACGAGTTATGGATTCCCGAGCACAACTTGATAGTGACGTTGGCGGAGAGCGGGCGGTATGACGGTCCGATTGTGCGGAAGGCCGAGTATTACGGTCCGAGCACGGGGCCTTATCAGTTGTGGGGCGTGTACGACGTTCCTGGGCAGATTTATCCATTCAGTCCGATTGCGGGGATATATGACCAGTTCGAGGAATTGAACATGCACGCTCTGGCGGCGCAGCAGTGTGCGCGGCAGTATCGGAGGATCGGTGTATTTCGGCGGACGAACAGCGAGGATGGTCAGGCTGTGCAGAAGGCGAAGCACGGCGATTTTGTGGGTTTGAGCGATCCGGAGAGTGTGCGGGAGATGGAGATAGGGGGGATGACGCAATCGCAGGTGATGTTATTGGAGTTATTGCGGGATCGTCTGGATCGGACGATGGGCTACAGCGACGCCCAACGTGGTCAGGTGGCGAAGAACACGACGGCGACGGCGCACAGCATTGCCCAGAACAATGCGGCGTTGCGTGTGGACTGGATACGGCAGGCGCTGGTGTCGTGTGCGGAGCGGGAGTTGCGGCGGATCGGCTGGTGGTTCTGGAACGAGCGGACGATAGTGATGGACATTGTGATTGTGGATGGGGGTTTCGGGCGTGACGCGACGGTGCTTGGTGGCAAGCCGGAGGAGGAGGTGGTCAGTGCGCTATTGGCGGCGGGGATGTTATCGCAGCAGATGGCGCGGAGCATTATGGACAGTGACTGGGTGGATTACCGGTTGCGTATTTTGCCGGAGAGTCTGGTGAAGCAGGCCGATCCGGTTTCACAGAAGCGCTCGCAGGACGAGTGGGCGCTGGCGATGAACATGGCGCAGATCATCGGTCCGCAGAACATCAACTGGGTAGGTCTGCTGGATCGTGTTGGCAACGCTTACAACACGCGGAATCTATCGCGGATCATTCTGATGCCTGGGGCCATGCAGCAATTGCAAGTACAGGCGATGGCCGGTGCCGGCGGTCTGGGTGTACAGCAGTCCTCCGGCATGTCGGGNCCTGGGCCGCAGGCATCTGCGCCGCAGGTACAGCAGGCGATGTCTGGTGCCCAGGAGTCGCAGGCTGTTTCGCCGCAGGCGATTGGCAATCAAGCGTTACAGGAGGCGCTTGCCGGCAGCACGCTTTAGGGGAAGCGTGCGCAGTAGGCTTCTGCGATAGCCTCGGCGTCGGGCCAGCTATCGCGTTCGACATTCAGCCAGTATTCGCCGTTAGCGAAGTTGATGTTGATGATGATGCCGTATTCAGCGAGTTGCTGGCGGATATTGGGTAGTGAGGTACTGCGCAGTCCGATTTCACGGAGGATAATGCCAGCCGGTTGCGGCATAGTGCTGAGATAGCTCAGTAGATCCAGAGATTTGCGAGGTCCGTCAAGCTGCTCGACATATCTGATGAGTTTGTCGATGCGGCGTGGTCGATGGTGGCCTCGTGGTCTAACAACGTTCCCAGTGATCCCGCAGCCCATGCTGTTCTCTCCTTTACCGAGTGAGTGGTATGCCACGCGCACAGTCCATATCTGAGCGCGTCGTACCAGTGGTCTATTTCGCAGTCGCGTACTTTTTCGGGGTCGATTTCATCTACTGGCAGGGTTGGGAGTGTTTCGATGAGTTTGCGGCAGTTTTTGAAGATTTTCAGGCGTGGGATGCGTTGGCCTTTGAGGTCGGTGCGTGTTTTGAGGTATTCGTGGACGATCATTGCGCCTGTGGTTCTATCGGTGACGGGTTTGAGTGGTGTTGGGAGTCCTGCCTGACGGAAGTAATCGACGACTTGTTTACCGGTGCTGGGGTCGGCGTGCCAGGCGTCAGCGCCGCACACCCAGAAGTCGATGTTCATATGGCGGATGGAGTCGGCGATGATGTTAGCCTGTTCCGATTCCGGCATATTCTGGAAGGTTCGTTCATTGAAGACATAGACGGTGCCGTCTTCATCGGCGGCGAAGAACAGCCACGGTGCTGGGGATGAGTAACCGAGGTCGTGGGCCATCCAGACGCGCCAGTGTTTAGGTATCTGGAACGGTTCGACGACATGGACTTCGGGGATGAAGTCTGGGAATGCCTGGCCGATATAGACGTCCCAGCGGCCTTCGAGCCAGGCGAGGCGCAGGTGTTCTGGGAGTGCTGACAATTCTTTAGCGTATGGGGCTTTATCGAGGAAGTAGCGGCGTTGTTGTTCTGGTGGCCAGGAGTAGTAGTCTGCTGGCGTGAGTCCATCTTTAGCGAGGGCGTCTTTAACCCAGACGACGTTATCCCAGGCGTAGGCCTGGATGAACAGGGGTTTCTGGGCGCGTTCTTCGTTAGTCCACTGTTGTTTGATGAAGACGCGCATGATGTATGAATGGCCGATACCGCCAGGGTTGAAGGTCAGGACCTTTTTAGGGAAGAAGCCTTCTGGGGGGTTACTGGTTCGGCAGCAGGAGTAGAGGACGTGGAGTTCTTCTTCGGACATATCGGTGGCTTCGTCGATGAAGATATCGCCGTACTCTTTGCCGCGGTAGGCGAGGATATCTTTGAGGCTTGTGCCGTAGCGGAAGAGGATGGTGGAGCCGTCTGGGAGGATGATGGACTTATGTTCTGCTGACCAGTAGCGGGCGTAGAGTTGGGGGTATTCGACGGCGAATCTGGTTATGTGTTGTTGCCAGAGCTGGTCATAGACGCGGCGGAAGATGAGGGCGCTTGTGCCAGGGTATTTGACGCGGCGGTAAACGGCGGCTGCGCGTATAGCGAAGGATTTAGCGCCGCCGCGTGCTCCTCCGTAGCCGATGAGGCTGGAGTCAGTTTCCATCGCCTGGATGAGTGCCAGTTGTTTGGGCTGGAGTTGAATCTGGATTGTCGGCTGTTGTTGAGTTGACAGGGCTGGCGGTGGTGTCGATGAGATTGGTCGGGCTTTGCGTGGCATTGGTGTTATCCTGTGTGACGGTTACTGGTACGAAGTTGATGGTTATATTCTGGGCGGTGGAGTCATAATCTCCGAGGATGCGTTGTACTCTGGCGAGGGTTTCGACGGCTCTCTGGCGGTCATAGGGTTCGATTTCGATTGATTGTTCTGGGCCTTCGCCGTTGATTTTAAGTTTGCGAATATATGCTAGTGCTCCTGTTTTTCGGGCTTTATCCAGGTCGATTTTCCAGGAGCCGTCTGGTTGTTTGGATATCATCTGGTCATAGGAGACGGTAGCGAAGGCGGCGAGTTCATTGCGGCACCAGTCGATATCGCCGGTGATAGCGGCGATGCGGTGCTGGATGATGTACTGCATGCGTGGGTCTTCGAGGGCATTGATGACGACGCGTAGTGGTATGCCGAGCATTTTGGCGCATTTAGCCTCATCGAAGTTGGCTTTTCCGACGAGGCAGCGGGCGATTCTGCCGTAGATGACTGGCACATGGCGTTCGCGGGAGATGCGTTCAAGGGCCTTACGTTCTCGTGGGGTTGGTTTTTCGATGTTACTCATTGGAAGATTTCCGCCAATTCCTGGTCAATGGTGTGGGAATCGATTCCGATGGACTGGAGGTCATTACGTGCTCGCATGGAGTATATGCGGCGGTATTCCTGGAGGTCATCGAGTGCGCGTTGAGTGTGTCCGGCTTCGCTCATTTGCTGGGCCATGCGTCTGGTGCGTTTCCAGAGAGCGCGATAGTACTGTTTTCTGACGTCGTGTTCAGTTGAATTCTCCGGCATGTTGAGTTGTCGGGCGATGGTTTGCCAGAGTTCCATATCTACCTCCTGGGTTTTATCGTCATCGTCATGCTTGTGGGTGACGAATCGTTCCAGTTGAGCGGCCAGCAGCGACAATGGATGCTTATGCTGTGCATAATATGGGTTTGTGCTGGCGAAGTAACTTTTGAGGGCTTGAAGTGACAGGTCAAGTGTACGGCAGACGGCGAGGATTTTGCGTGCTGAGGCGATTCCGTTCATGGGGACGATGTTGGTGCCGTACTTTTCCTGCCAGAGGCGGTGATATTCCGTCAAAAACCTCGAAACATCATGATTGGCATTGTTCGTATCATGCGTTTCGCATGTGAACAGTGTATTTCCCCTTGAAAAATCAGGCTTTTCTTCACTTGTGCCTTGAATTCCCGAGGGTTTCTCCAGAGGTAAACCAGAAAATCCTTCAAAACCCTTGAATTCCATCAGAGGTAAACCAAAATGCTCCACAGGTAAACCACTTTTTGGTTGACCTGTGGACGGCCCCTCCCCTTCTCCTCCCCCCCTTACCCCCTCTCTATAACCCCTCCTGTGTGTGTGATCCGTATCCATTGATCTTAAATAATAATTAACACACACACATAGGGGGGTTATTAAGGGGGGATTCGACTGGTTGACCTGTGGAAGACGAATACCACCCAAAACCCCTAACCGCCACTCCGTCACCCCAGGATACCCAATACGCCGACGCTCCACACCTAACCACCTACACGCCTTCCAAATCGCCTGCTTGCTAACCCGCCCACACTCCCTCTCCACAACCTCCACCACATCCCGCGCTCGCCGCCATTGACCATCAATCAACTCACGCTCTATCACACGCTCTAACCTTCCCATATCCCCATTCTCCAGCATTATCACCATCATCATATACCAGAACCAAAAGCCTATGTCAAGAAAAAAATCCCAAAACCCCGCCGAATATCCTAAAACCCCTAACGCCAAAAGAGAACCCCAGCGCCATTCCAAGACAAACCTCAAGGACGTCTCAGAACCCGTCCAAACCCCAAAAACGCGCCAATGAGCCTCTAATCGCAAAAGAAGCCCTATCGAGCAAATATAAAAAACGGGATATATTGCGAGGGAGGTATATATCATGGCACAGCGGGGCCAGGGGGGGGTCGTGCCGGTGCCCATTCGCCGTCGGTCCGTCCCTGTCGTCCGTCGTCCGACCTGGCCGTCCGTCCTGCCGTCCCCCTGCCGTCGTCGTCCTGGCCGTCCGTTCGCCGTTCGCCCCGCCCCGTCCTGCCCGTCCGACCTGGCCGTCCGTCCGTCCGTCAATCCGCACCTATTCGATTCTCGATGGCGAATCCGCACCTAGTCCGTCCTCGATGGCGATTGCGTACTGGCCGGATGCGAAATGCCGAAACCGTACCTAGCTGATGCTCGATGCCGGATGC